ATATCAAAACATGCGAAACTTTATTAAATGGAAAAACGTATTAAAGTCGGGTATGGTTTTATCTAATCTTAAATTAAAAAGAAAAGGACTTATAGACGCAGACTCAAATTTTAACATAGTAGGAGTTAAAGAGTTTCAAAAACCTGTAGAAAAAACAAAAGAAACAAAAGAAGAAAAGAAAATAGAAGTCACACAGTTACAAATAGATCTTAAAACATGGTAAGAAAAGACAAGTCTGTCTCTAAATTAAAAAAAGAGTTAGACAAATGGTTTTCTTTATATATTAGATTAAGACACGCAATAGACTGTGTGTCAGAGTGTTACACTTGTAACAAAAAAGATCACTACAAACGTATGGACGCAGGACATTTTCAATCACGAAAATTTTTAGCTACAAGATGGTGTGAGGAAAACGTGCAGGTCCAATGTAAACGTTGTAATATTTTCAACGCCGGAGAACAGTATGCTTTCTCGAAATTATTAGACTTACGAATAGGAGACGGAACAGCAGAAAAACTAGAGAGACTTGCTAGGACAACAGTTAAAATAATGAGACACGAATATATAGAAAAAATAGAACACTACAAAGACAAAGCAAAGAAATTAAAAACAAAATGTGAATAACTTTTTTAATTATTTAGCTTACGGAATATTTTTTTTAGTAAAATTGTGTCAGCATGAGACCGATTTACATTAGTAAGCAACACGAAATCATTATACAATCTTACTTAGACTCAATACACGAGTCTGTTAACGAACTAACGACACAAAGCAAATACAACGATTTTCTCGACATATCAAATATTATAATAGAATATCATAACGCCTATAGTGAGGGTAAACACGAGGGCAATTTACACGATTTTTTAATGATAATTCCCGTTAACTTTTCGACAATGGTTAGCGGGTTTTTTTGTGGCTTAGAAAACAAAGACAATGCGTCGTCTGTCAGAGTCCACAGGCAGTTATTGTTTAACTATTCGTTAAAAGTTATACAAGATTTGCAAGAAATACAAATATTAAATGATTGATATTAAAAAAATATATATTATAGTAGGCGATCTTAAACAAAGATTCAAAGGAATTGCCGGACAGTATTGTAAACAACAACACGAAATTGAAGACGCTGTGCAAATATTAATGTTATATTTTTTACAATGCAATCCAGAAACACTTAAAGATATATACAAAAAAGACGGCGAAGACGGATTAATAAAATACGGAGCTGTAGCAATTAGACGTATGTTTACAAGTCCTAGATCAGAATATTATTACACTTACAAAAAATATTACAAGTTACACTCTACAAAAGACGAGGAAGAGTTAATAAAAATGACAGACTTAAAATACGAAACATCTAACAACACTTGGGTATATTTTGAATTAATAGACAAAGAGTTAGATCAGTTATACTGGTATGACAGAGAAATATATAAACTATATTACAATGTAGAAAACAAAGAAACATTAGACACTTTAGCAAAGAAAACAGGAATAAGTAGAAATAGTCTTTTTACAACAATAGACAATGTAAGAAAAACACTTAAAGAAAAGTTAACAGATGAGTAGTTTTTTTGTCGATAAAAAAATATATAAAGAACGACTAGACATTTGCAGATCTTGTAATTATTATTTCAAACCAACAGGAAACTGTAAACGTTGCGGATGTTTTATGAAAATTAAAGCAAGTATTGGCAGTCAATACTGTCCTGAGAAAAAATGGACTAAAACAAATGAAGTTAAAAAATTAGATAAAATTCCTAAACGCTTTGTTAAAGAAGCAAAGGACATTTGGGAAGACATAAAAACAGGAACAGCAAAAGACATAGAAACAAAAAAAAGAGCTGTAGAGTTGCACAATGTTATATATGGAACAGGTTTTCGTCCAACAACTAATTGCAGCTCTTGTTTAAGACAAGTTAAAGACGGAATAGAAAAAATAAAAAATGAAACATAACAAACATTATTACGAGACAGATCGTAACATAGATCCTTACAAAAAAGATGAGCGAGTTCCTGAGTATTACAAAGGACGAAATAATTATCAAGCGAGAAAAGTGTGTGACAATTTTGACTTAACATACCATCTTGCAACAGCGACGACTTACATTTTACGAGCTTATCGAAAACACGATGAGCCGACAGAGTGTATTAAAAAGGCAATAGCTCACTTAGAATTTGAACTAGAAAACTATGCAGAAAAACAACTGGAAAAACGCAGGTAGAAAGCGAAAGACAAAATATATAAGTATTTTCGGAGACTACGACGACACAGACTTAGATAAAAAAGTTATGACTATACCTAAAATTATAACTCAAGACATAGGATATGAAATGCAATTCGGGTTTAAGCATATTTCAGATCCAAAAGAGAGACAATATTTACAAAGTAAAAAAACAGATCACGAAATATAAAAACATAAAAAATGAACGAAACACTAAAACACTTGTTGGGATTTTGTGGAGAAACACATCCTAACTTATTTACTATTACACTATTATTAATGTTAATAAGTTACACATTGTATAAAACAAAAAAAAGGTCGTGAAATTTATATGCAAAATATGCGGCAACGAGTTAGACTTACACAAAGTCCAATTAGTATTTGAAGACAAAAAATTAGTATGTAAGAAAGCAATTTGTTGCGAACAGTATATGAGTCAAGTTAGGACAGAAGAGTATAAAGGATTGCCTAAAATAAAAAGAGACTCGTCGGACACTAATCACAGTTCAGTGTTTTATGACTCAGACAAAAGATGGTCTAAAGCAAAAAAGAATTTGTTAGACGGAAACTTTTTAGAAAATACAAAAGACTAAATTCTATTATATAGTATGAATATTGAAATAAACAAATTAAAAACTAACGAAAGCAATCCTAGAATAATTAAAGACGACAAGTTCAAAAAACTCGTTAAGTCGATAAAAGACTTTCCTCAAATGTTAAAACTGCGTCCAATAGTGGTTGACGAAGACTTAATAATATTAGGAGGCAATATGCGTTATAGAGCTTGCGTAGAAGCGGGATTAAAAGAAGTCACTATAAAAATAGCAAAAGGACTTACAGAAGAACAAAAAAAAGAATTTATAATAAAAGACAACGTAGGCTTTGGAGAGTGGGAGTGGGATATTCTCGGCAATCAATGGAACACAAAAGACTTGGAAAACTGGGGACTTGACGTCTGGCAAAATGAAGACGATATACAAGAGTCGTTAATAGACGAAGACGAAATTCCAGAAACAAAAGAAAGTAAAGTAAAGACAGGAGACATATATAAATTAGATAAACATATTTTATTGTGCGGAGACTCAACAAACGAAAACGACGTAGACAAATTAATGAATAAAAACAAAGCGGACTTAGTATTTACAGATCCGCCTTACGACATAGTTAATCAAGATTATTTTATAACTATAGATAAACACACAGAAGACTCACACATATTTGTTATGCACGACGACAAAGGAATAGTAGACTATTTAAGATCGTCACAATTAGAGTTTCAAAGGTTTTTTGTTGCAGACTTTACGTTCTCATCGCCACGTGGAAACGATCCTTATTTGAATCACATTATAATAAGTCACGAGAAAAAAGGAAACGCAATTAAACACCAAAACATGTTCGATGGTTTTAGCAGTATTATCAAAATGAAATACAGAGGAACTATAACAAATGAAGACATATTTCATAAACACCAAAAACCTGTTGAATTTGTAGAAAACTTTATTAATCACTATTCATTAGAAAACAATATAGTGTTAGATTTATTTATGGGATCAGGATCTACATTAATAGCGTGTGAAAAAAACAATAGAGTTTGTTATGGAATAGAACAAGACGAGTTACAGTGTGACAGAATAATAAATAGATGGGAATATTTTACAGGAAAAAAAGCAATCAAAATATAAATTAATGAGCAAAAGTGGGCACATAAAAAAGGAGTCTGTTATTAAGGCTTTAGAAGCTAGTTTAGGAGTTGTAACAATAGCGTGTAAAAAATTAGGACTGCCTAGATCTACATTTTACAAATGGATAAAAGAAGACAAAGACTTTGAAAAGAAAGTTAAAGACATAGAAAACATAGCTTTAGACTTTGCGGAAAGTCAATTACACAATCAAATAGAAAAGGGAAACACCTCAGCGACAATCTTTTATTTGAAAACAAAAGGTAAGAAAAGAGGTTACGTAGAAAAGTCAGAACTCGACGTGACAAGCGGAGACGAGCCTGTTAAAATTAATATAAACATTGATGGAGTCGATTATTAATCCGACATATACAGAAACACAAAGCAGAGCTATAAAATATTTATTTGACAGAAACACAAACGATTTGTTATACGGCGGAGGAGCAGGAGGAGGCAAAACATTTTTGGGTGTGTCTTGGATCTTGATATTATGCATAAGGTATCCTCAAACAAGATATTTAATCGGCAGATCCAAACTCGATAATTTGAAAAAAACTACATTAAACACATTCTGGGAAGTGTGTCGAATGTGGAATCTTAAAGCAAACAAACATTATAATTTTAACGCAGGCAGTAATATTATAACATTTTACAATGGCAGTGAAATTATATTAAAAGATCTTTTCATGTATCCTAGTGACCGCAATTTTGACTCGTTAGGATCACTTGAAATAACAGGAGCTTTTATAGACGAAGCTAATCAAATAACAGAAAAGGCTAAAAACATAGTGTCATCGAGAATACGTTATAAGCTTGACGAGTTTAACTTAATTCCTAAACTATTACTTACGTGTAATCCGTCTAAAAATTGGACTTACACAAGCTATTATAGACCTAGTAAAGACGGAACTATAGAGCCTCATAAAAAGTTTATACAATCATTAGTAGACGACAATCCACATATTAGCATGCACTATAAAGGACAGTTACAAAAATTAGACGAAATATCTAAACAAAGACTTTTATTTGGTAACTGGGAGTATGACGCTAACGACGATAACTTATGCAATTATGACTCAATACTTAATCTATTTAATCAAAAAGGAAAAGAGGGAGAAAAGTATATAACTTGTGACGTTGCACGTTTCGGAACAGATAAGACGGTCATTTTGTTATGGCAGGGTCTACATATCAAAAAAATAATAACGTTCCTTAAAACGTCTATAACACAGGTTAGTGACGAAATAAAGAAGTTACAACAAAAAGAAAATGTCAATCTTAGAAATATAATCTTAGACGAAGACGGCGTCGGAGGCGGAGCGGTCGACATACTGCGTTGTAAAGGTTTTCAAAATAACGCTCGTGCGTTAAATAAAGAGAACTATCAAAACATTAAAACACAATGTTATTATAAATTAGCAGATATGATTAACAAAGCTCAAATAGGAATAGACTGTAACGATATAACAATAAAGAATCAGATCATAGAAGAGCTAGAGCAGGTAAGATCTAAAGACATGGACAAAGACAATAAATTACAGATCTTACAAAAAGACACAATAAAAGCAATAATAGGTAGATCTCCAGATTATGCAGACGCAATTATGATGCGAATGTTTTATGAAATAGACGCTAATTACGGAAGATATTACGTCCAATAAACTAAATATTAATTTTTTCTATTATATAAGTATGAAAGTAACAATAGTCAAAGACGGCAAAACAATTAAGAAAACACTCCCGACTCACTGGGATAACATAACGATTAAGCAATATATGTCTGTTATGAAAATAATTAACGATAAC